ATATGAAGAATCTTCAGGTGTTAATGTTGTAAAAGTTGAATCAGAAATGAATTGTATAGCTACTATCTTTTTTCCTGTGATAGCATCTGTTCCATCTTCAAATAGACAACCTGCTTGTCCTAATCCAATGTTGTTTGATTCATTTACTGAGTATTTATGTAATGCCATCTTGTTTCTCCTTACTATGACTTACCGAGCTTGGCTATTCTCATGGTCATATTGGTTATAATAAAAACCCATCGCTGGGTATAATAACGTAGCTAGTAGCAGAACCAAGCTTACCTTGATTATCTGTTCCTTTTGCTTTAGCTACTAAATCTTCATATTTAGCTCTCCACAATTGAGCAAACCCAAGTATTTCTGGGTCTTCATCTGCAGAAGCTTTTATTTCAAATAATTTTGCAATAGTGTAATACGCTAATGCAATATGATATATTTTATCAAAATTAGGACTATCTGCATTTTTTATTTTATATGCATTAGCATAAGTCCCAACTTCAAAATCCCAATCATTTCTAGAAACATATAAACGTATTTCTTTTACTTCGTTAGGACTTGTAAATGTAGTCGATGTTAATGTGTTTGATTTAACAATTCCTATTTGATTGCGTTCAATCCACCAATTATGTTTTTGTGCATTAGTTCTAGCCATTATGTTATATCCACTTCATCTGGAGGTGTAACTAAACGTTGAATAGTATAATTATCATAATCTACTTTATTTACTTCTACTATATGTCTTTGGTCTGAACTACCACTGCCATCTAAATCATTTAAATCATAATAACGTTGATTTACTACAGTATTAAACGTTTCAACACCTTTTAATATTTTAGTTCTACTAGTAAAATCTCTTGATGCTTCTGTTAAATGCAAAGCTATATCAGCATCAGATTCATCAGGAAATACTTTTTTAATATATGCGTTTAACTCTGTATGTGTCATATCTTAATAGGCTTTCTTAGAGCTTCTAGAACTGGATTTTTTTTTTACTGATTTCATTTTTTTCTTTTTTGGTGGTCTACCTTTTTTAGACCCATACGTACCTTTGCCCTTTGGCATAATTATTTCCTTTCACAAGAGGAGGGGCATAAAGCCCCTCACTCTTTATTTTCTATTAACTAAAAGCAGTAACAAATGCTACATCACTATTTGCATTTAAGATGATCCATTTTGCACCATCACATACTATATGCATACGTGAACCTGCATCTGAAGCATCTCCAAAACCTCTAGTTGTACCAGATGTTATTGCAGTAACTGTTCCTGTGCTATTTAGTATTAGACCTCCAACAATATTAGAATCTGAAACAACTAGCACTTCTGAAGCAGCATTACTTGCTACTCCAAGTACTATGTCGTATTCAATTCCTTTGCTAGATGCAGTTGCTGGTAAAGTAATTGTAAAGTTTCCTGCGGCACTCGCATCAACAATTATTTTTTTACCAGAATCTGCAGGAGCTAATGTTACATCAGCACTTACAGCTTTTATTCCTGCTGTTGAACCACCTAAATAAGGTCTAGCCATAATAAGCCTCCTTAATCTGTGATTTTAAACAGAGAATGACTCTCAATTAACTGTATACCAAGTCCTTCATCAGACATATACTGATCTTTAACACCATCAAAAGCATTGTCAGTTTTAATATTAGCCTGATACATTGCTGGTCTATACTGAGCGTGAAATAAATTCTCGTCAGATACTACAACCATGTACTTGTTATATTGACCTCTCAATGCTGGAGTTGGAATTAACTGAATCATACCATGAGGTGTTTCTAGTACTCTGTAATTAAATCCTAATGAATCTCTTTTCATATCACCAAGATTTATAGTCCAACCAGAATTACCACCTAATCCAGTATCACCAGCCATTTTAGACCAATATCCTAAAGCACCAGCACCTACAAAAGCACGCTTAACACCTGCTTCTGGTACATACTGAAATACTTTTTCCATATCATCTACAAAGTTACCATAAGAATAACTTGCTTCAGATATAGAAAAAATGTTTTGTGCATCTTGACTTGCACTACTTTCACCGTATTTTTCTAAAGCACTTACAATTCCAAAAGTACTTCTAATTAAATTACCATCTGCATCTGTTCTTCCACCATCAGCAAAAGTCTCATCAATATTAGCAGACCTGTTTCCTGCTCCGTAAGAAGCTTCACCTAAACCAGTTCCACCAACTCTTTCACCAAATAAGAAAGCTTTTTCTTTCTGCATTTTGTGTTCTTGAGCTTTTTGTCTGCGTAATCTAGCTAACTCAGATGATTCTCCTCTTAGTACTGCAGCTTGAAGTGTTCCAGTTACCTGTAAAGCTGTTTTGAATATTTGAGTAGAATTATATACTACTTGCAATTCATCAGACCAGCTATCAGGTGCTGAACTACCTTCACCATGTGCATTACCTATAATGCAATAGTAATCATCATCAACTAAATTATAATTACTACCAGAAACTGTAGAAATTAATTTTACTTTAATTTCATCAGCATCTACAATAGAAGATATAATACCTGTTGCTTTTTTACTAGTTTTAGCTGAGTTCCATATTTCAAACATTAAACCAACATAACTGCTGTCTACACTAGATGCAAGACCTACAATTTCATCAATATTTAATGCAGCACTTTCAGTTCCATCAACTGCAAGTGTAGCTGTTTCTCCAGCATTTCTAAACTCTTGTTTTACCCAAGGGTTTCTATGTTCAAACATTTTGAAAATAGGATCTGGTACTGAGCGTAACTCCTGATTACTAACCATTGTAGTAAAGGGAGCAACATCAGTCCATAGTTCTTTAGTAACTTGTGGGTCTACATAAAAATCTCGTCTATCTGTATATAGAACGCCACTAGCACCAAGTTTCTTTTCAGTTGCCGCCATTGCGTAACTCCTTTTTTACTAGCGACCTAGTAATGCATCACTAAAAAATTGCTCTTCAGTTCTAGGCTGTTCAGATTTACCTGTAATAACACTAGGGTCTTTAGGTACTGATAACCTTTGAGCTTGATTTTGCATTTCTTGTGTTTTTTGTTGCACTACTGGATTCGCATTTGTTCTTAATTCAAATAACTTAGCTAAATTGTCCATAGAAAGATTCTCAGGAGCAGAAGCCCATTGTATAAAATCTCCTGCTTTTTGATTATCCCAGCCATAATTATTAATAGCATGACTATATGCTTGTTGTCTCATAGCTTCTTCTTGTTGTTGAGCCATTTGCTGCTGATATGCTTGTTGCATTTCTGCTTGGCGTTGTGCATCAACATTTTTAAGATAACCAAGATATTCATCTCTATAGTTTTCTTTAGCTACTCGATACTGAAACGACTTTGATTCTGGGTCGTTATAAGCATCGACTTCATTGTAATTAACTGGTTTTTCAGGTTCTGTTGGCTCCTTCAACGAAGTCTGCTGAACTCCCATAGGGGTTTGTCCTGCAGGTTGTCCGTTGGAGAGCTTTGCTTCTAAGCTTGAAAGAACATCTGGGTTTTGACGTATCATTTGTTCTACAGGTTGTAGACCATTTCTGTAATAATCCAGTTCTTCTCTTAAGTTAGATAACTCACTCTTGGCTTTATCAGCCTGTGACTGCCAGTACTCATACCTATTAGTGTCTTCTTTTGGGTCAACACCGTTTTCTGTGGTTTCACTAATTGGAGCTGCAACTTCTTGACCACTAACAGGGTCAATATCAGCTGTAGGTATATTACCAGAAGGTATCTCTTGAGATAACTCTCCTTGAAACATCTCTACATCTTGCGAAGGTGCAGAACCAGCATCAACTACTTCCAAATTTTCCATTTTCTTTTTCCTTTATTTGCGATTTGGTTAATTCCAGCAACCGCTTCCTCAATTATGCTTCATCCAAACTTAATATACGTTCATTCATTTGACGTTGTGGATTGTTTTCACTTGCATCAGATAAATCATTTCTAGCCATTTTAAGCTCATCACCTAATCTAGCTTTATATAATTGCTGTGCCATTTCTACTTTGGCTTCTGCTTTAGCAAGTTTCTTTTCAAATTCTTTTACTTCTACACGCTTTCTATCATGTAGTGATTCCCTCTGTGCAGTCTGCAAGTCACCTTTAAGCTTTTTAATTTCTTCAGCTTGTTGTTGCATCTGTTGTTGTAATTGTTGCATTTGACCAGATCTTTGTAGTACGCCTTCCATATCTGCAACATCAGTTTGTTTTAATAACTCTATTTGGTCAATTAAACCAGCTTGGTATAATTGCATATAATACTCAAATCTTGCCCATCTGTTACTTGGTAATGTAGAACCAGATGCTACAATTATATCATACTTACCAATAGTAATATCATTTTGCTTACCTACAATATTTCCTATATCATCATATAATGGACTATTAACTACAATTTCTTTAGGTTTATTATTAGGTTGCATTAATCTTAATACTTTTTGGTCTGTGTATACATATTGCATTAAACCTATTACTACCTTACCTAATTGATTTAAACCTTCTTCTATATCATCTCTTTTTGATTTAATACGTCTTTGTCCATATTCATCTAAAGCAACAGTACCTTTAAAAGTTTGTGGTGCAGCACCCATGTCGCCCTGCATTAAAGCGTATATACCAAGGATTCTTTCAATGTCAGCTTTAGCATCTGCCTCATTTTTATATAATTCATTAGGCAAAGGTATTGGAGATGCTACTATAGGACTACCTAACTCTGGGTCAAACTCTATAACCGCTGTTCCAGCCCTACCCCAATCCTGTTCTACTTGCTGTTTGTTTACTGCACCACGAGGGATTAATAATTTTACGTTTGTACTACTAGATGCATGTGCAATAATTAGTGAACGTATTTTATTTATATATTCTTGCAATCCTTTTACTAACCTTACATCAGACATAGGATAAGGATTGCGATTAAAACCATTCATAAATGGTATTATAGGATATTCTTCTATAGGTAATATTACTTGATAAAGCATATGGTCACCTACAGAAACACATTGTTTAATATTTGTTATTTCTATTTCATTAACTAATATTTTTCCCTCTTCAATTAAATGCATTTTACTAGCAATATCTATATGACTTGTAGAGTTTGGTATAGCTCCTTCGTGTTCTTCACCTGCCATTGGCATAGCCTGTCCAGTCATAGGGTCTTGCATCATATGAAATGTATCTCCTACACTTTCATGTAATTGAACATAACCTCTTACTTCTTTTTCTTCAGTAAATACTTGTTGCTCTCCATTATGATTAGTAATAATAACTATTTGTTCATTTTGATACTCTTTGTATTCTTCTGTATTTAATACTTTTTCTTCATTAGCAAATGGGTCATATATTTTAAAATAAGGCATACGTATTTTTGTATACCTAGTAAACATTTCTAATTCTCTATCCCCTGATAACTCTTCTCCTGCAATTCTGCTTTTTAAAGTAACGTCTTCTGATTTTAAACCATACCTACTTTCTGATGGTATATTAATATAACTAGTTTCTTGGATGTTTATTATTTGCTCTTCGTACTCTGGGTAATATTGAATCAATTGATTTTGACTCATTAGTTTAGCTACTAATATATGACCAGAATCTCTAGCAAAAGGATCTTTACTGCTAGGGTCAAAATATACTTCAAGAGGGTCTATAGATTTAAGACAAACTTCACCACGACCAAAGTCTTTATCTGGGTCTGTATATGCCATCATAACTCCCATGCCTTTAACATAGTAGTCATCAATGCATTGCTTGAGTTCTACGTTGCCATTTGAATTATCCCAGACGTAGGACATCAAGTCAGAAAATAAACGACCAACTTCTGTATCGCTGGTTTCTCTGGCAGTTGACTGAAATCGTGGTTTATTGGCAGTAAGCAAAGCTTTTGCTTGCTCTACTGCAGAAAAAATTACATTTACTACAATTGGTTCTTGAGCTTTACTACGCAATGCATCAGCTTGTTCTTTTGTCCATTGCTTACCATTACGAAACTCATTATCTTCAACTGCTTGCTTTGCCCAGTTTTCTCTAGCAGAGCTATATTCGCTTAATAGGTCGTGTGTAAATTGTACTTCTGGGTCTTTTTTAGAGTTTTGATGCATAGAGTTAGAGTTTTTAATTACTTAAACTATTATAATTAATAAAAAGTTCCAAATTAAGATACTTTCCAATCATAAGACTTTGCAGCATTATTGCTGCTTTGTTTTTTATTTGATTCTTCTGCTACATGATTAGGCGTATAACATTTTTTCATTGCATAGTACAATCCATCTAATAAGTCATCATGTTTACCTCTAGGATACAATAGCAATTCATCTTTTAATGCTAGTTGGTCTTTTTTAATATACATTTTCTTTTGTGCAAAATATGGCTCCATTGTCTCTAGCCTTGATGATTTACTAGTTCGTGGTGACTCTTTTATTTCTAATCCACTAATAAACAGATTCTCTTCTTCTGTTCTTTGTCTCAGGTACTCTCGTAGCATTTCCTGATAACCTACAGACTCAATACGTACTTTTACAGGTTTGTATGGTTTAAAATACTCTATGATGCTTTCTGCCAAATTCATAG